CTAACGGTCAAAGTTTTCATTTTACAGGCAACTCCAGCAAGGTGTTTAGGTTTTCGGGAAGTACAGCAGGCAAATTGGGGGGTTGGTTTTTGCTGAGGTGCTCGCAAAAGGGGCGAACTTCTGGCCAAGCCTTTAACAGTGCGGCAAGCGTGCTAACGGAACCCAAGACGGCATTGACTTCGTGGCGCGTGTTGCGCTCCTTGTTTGTTAGGTCTTCTTGTTCTTTCTCTATGTCTCTGTAGCGTTGGCAAAGGGGGTGGTCAGCATCAAATACCTCAGCGACACTTCTCAGATGCGCTGCAAATATCAGTTTGTTCTGTTCCCAGACGACATGATCAATCTGCCCTCCAAAAGACACTTTAAGATAATTTTGTTGGTGGAACGCCTTGGGGGGCAACTTTTCCATTAGTGTCAAAACCGCTTTCGGGTATAGCGCGGAATAGACCGCCCCCCCAAGGGTATTTTTCTTCTTGGCTAATTCTTCGCGCCGCTTTCCAAAAGCGCGGTCCATTAGCTTTTTCGTTATTTCATTTCTATGGCTTTGAGTCAAACGCATGAGTCCATCACTCCATTTCTAAGGGTTGGGCAGTCATAGGGTCATAGCAACTGCGCGGTCTGCCTTCCCCGCTCAGCACTCGTTGGTATTTGTCAAACTCGCACAGCGAGTGTTCGATGTCGCGCATTTCCAAACGCGGGAACTCGATTGGCCAGAGGTTATTGCATGGGTCATTCAACCAATCCAGCAACAACTTCATCTCTCGGCAACTCTCAGAAGGACGCAAGCCCTGCTTCAAATCCCGCTCAAATACCCGATTCAATCCGCGAATCGCCCCTGGACCAGCATTCGCCCAAGTCTTGATGTCTGCTGCGTGCGATAGGTAGCGAGTGTGGCGCAAATCCGTCACCCACTCATAGGTCATGAATCCGCCCCAGCCGATGAAGTAGGCATTCTCAACCACGAGACTCCAGACGCGTTGTAGACTGACCCCATCCGCTGCCAATGTCGCCTCAATCTGGGCGCGTTCCTCCCAAAGTCTGCCCAATACTATCTCGCAGATGTATCGGTGCTTGCTCCAACTGTACCACTCCCTGTCCTGGCAACTCTCTGCGCGTATCATGTAGGCTCCGGTGTACACCGGCAGCCCCCGCTCGGCACGGCTTACCAATACCTGCGTCATTGCTGCCGGCGTGAAGTCGGGGTGGCTTGGCCATGCGCCGGGAGTAGCAATCAACTCCGCAAGCGTTTCTGGGCGGTTGATATATCGCGCGATTGCTAGCATGAACCACAGGTGTGGATGCTGTGCGAACGGCTCCCGTATGTTCTTGCGTATCCAAATTGTAACAGTATCCAACTCACGGAAAATGTTACAGAAGCGGTACTTGTTGAGCACCCAGTCATCAGACCACGGGGCAGGTTGCCCAGAGAGGCGCTTCAGGTAGATGCGGTGACGCAATTCCATAAAGGTAGCAAGGGCTTTTGGACCAACAAGGGCGGCGCAGGGATTCAGGCTCATTGGCACAACTCCTGTAACGCTGTCAATGGATCATTATAATCCAGCACCACCACTTTCTCGCCGGCAGTAGCGCGCACCTTATCCATCACGCGTGAAATTGAACGGTGTTTGTCGGCAATTTGGTCTTCTTTCACTTCCTTACCGCCGTTGCGCGCCTGAACCCGCTCCAAGCACACGCTCAAAGGAGTGTCCAAAAACGCCCAGATGAAAGGGCTGCCCGCAGCTTTCAACTCCAATGAGAAGTTCAGCCATTTCGAGAACAAGGTGCTGACGATAATGCCCTCAAACAACACATAGCGCACGCCGTGCATCGTGCCAATGTGGCGCAAGATGCGCCGCATGTCTTCTTGGGTGCTAATGCGGTCACACCCGGCGGTGGTTTTATCCGCCGCCTCGGGGGAGTAATCCCCCATGATAGCTACCCCATTGGACAGGATAGTGACAGGGAAGGGCTTGCCTCTTGGGGAACCGTCGGGCTTGGTTTGGCACAAGGTGGTCTCAACCCGATAGCAAGCAGCAGTCAGCACCAGCTTGCGCAGCAAACTGGTTTTGCCCGCGCCGTTAGTTCCACGCACAGTTATATAAGTTGCCATGTTTTTCTCCATTTCGTTGATAATTCTGGGGGAAACGATACCGCAAAAGACAGTAAGAAGTAAAGTGGTTTTTATTGGATGCCGAGATTCTTAGTTGTTTGCTCAAAAATTTGCTCATTCAACTCAATACCCACGGCGCTCAGACCCAACTGGCGGGCAACCACCAAGCTAGTGCCGCTGCCGGCAAACGGGTCTAACACTCGCTTGTGACCATACAACGAGAACACTTGGTGGGGTATCTCGGGAGCGTAGGGTGTTGTGCCCAACGCCTTCACTGCGGATGCGTTGTGCCGCCCCTTTGCTTGAATAACGGTGCGCCACTGATTGTCGTCAACACCTTCGCGCTTCTGCACTAACTTAGGGTGACGCGAAAACAGCAACACAAATTCATAATTGGTCAAAGCGCGGTTCCCCCGCTTGGGCATCGCCGTAGGCTTTACCATCACCCAACGGTCAAACAAGTGTATGTTCATGTCGCGTTTCAGAGTCAACACCAGCTCTTCTGTGAATACCGACAACTCCCCATCCGCTACGCGCTGGGTAAAATTAACCGCAACCACACCAGACACCCTACAAATCTCAAACATGTAGGGCAAGAACCGTCCGCCGGGTTTGAAATCACGGCGCACATCAAACCCCTCAGAAGCCAATCCATAGGGCGGACTGAAACAAGCCGCATCAAAATGGTCAGCCCCAAAGTTTTGTAAAACTTCTTTTGCGTCACCCCGTATCAGTTCTATGCTCATTGTCTCAACGCCTCCAAAAATTGTAATGATTGCGTGGCGGCAAGCACCACCCCGTTTTTTGCGCCGCCGGTAGACACCCAACAACGCGCACCAACCTGCTTGAAATAACCCTTCTTGCCCTTAACATACGGGCGCTGCCCCGTAGTGCCGGTGAAGTTTGGAAGGGGTACGCCTAATTGACTGGCGTGCTCAACAACCCGCTCTGCGTAGCGAGTGCTCCAACTAGACAACTTGACCGCAGTTCCATCACCAAACCAAATCTGCCTCGAGGTGATGTTAAAGGCAACCGATTGTTTGAATGGCGCCCAAACCTTGAGCAGCGCCTCATCGCCCTGCAGTTGGGCGTCAATCCACAGAGAACGCCCAACTAGCCCAATCAATTCAACCTCTGGCATGCGGTCAGCTAGCAACGCCTTGCTCCAAACTCCCGCCGCTACCAATACGCGCCCGGAAAACGCGCGCCCGTCAGATAACAAGACCTCCCCCGCGTCGGGGTCTATGTGGAGAACCTCGCCAATTATGTGCGGGGCTTGTAGTATCTTACTGGGCGCAAAATGCAGCAGTTGCGTGGTGGCAAATCCGCAACGCGCAATAATCTCTCGGCTTCCGTACAGCCCAACCAACAGCTCAATTCCCTCTCGCCAACCGGCAAGCGATTGAAGCCAAGAGGGTTTTGTGAGGCATCCCGCTGCAGGACTACCGGCAAGCGGGAGTTGAGCGTCAATAGTGAAGCAAGGAACTCCGTGACGGTGCAGTAAGTCTCGCGCCACTGCGCCAAACAATCCCGCCCCGATAATGTAAACAGGAGACTTGTCAATCATCATCATCATCATCTCCAAGCACTCGGAACTCACTGGCGCGGTAAGACAACCAACCAAAAGCTTCTATCAGCTTGGGGTCATCAAATCGCGCCAATACCTGTGAGGAAGTGCTGGCAAATTCATCATCCCGCATGAGCGCGGTTTTTCCGCGCAAACGCTCAATTGGACCAATATACTCAGCGCGTTTCATGGCAACGCCCTCAAAAACGGGGCGGCTGCTATGCAGTGAGGTTCCCACGCTTTTACCCCTTCCCGTATTTCATTCATGTCGTTGTTGAGCGGGTAATGACCATTCATATGGCTTTTCCACTTGCACAAGATAGTCTCCACCTCCTGAAGCCCAACGGGGCGGTCGCAATAAGGTGGGGCGGCGTAGGCTGAGAAATAATCTACCAAGTAAGCCACAACCGCGTCAATTATGTCTTTTTTCGCCGCCGGTTTATCCTCTGGGTCTATGCCCCAGACCGCCCCACGCTGTTCATACAACAGGTAGGCAGCCTTCACGGGGTCGTCAAACATGAATACCGCAGCCTTGTCAAAATCCACAGGAACCGCCAAGCATCGGTCAACCATATCGGCAACCTTGAACGCCATCCATGGTCCAAACCCCCGGTGGGACTTTGCGCGTTGCGCCACTTCGTGAAACGCCCTTGGGGTTTTATCCCCGACTGCGCCGCCCACGATATTGCGCACCATCTGGGAGGGCGCGTGCGGGTATTTTGTGGACAACTCAGCGAGGGATTCAGCTGCTATTTTTCCGCGAAAGTGACGGCGCTCGTGCCCTCTCGGCCAACGCCCTCCTGTGGGAGCAGGCACCTCATTCGCACCCGCAACCTTCAAGACTTCCCAGAAATGGTTGCCCTTAAACTCGCTGGCGTAGCAAGCAAATCCAGCGTGATAAAAGCACCAATATGCAACCAACCAGCGAAAAAGTTGATCTTGTGAGTACCCCGCCCCCACCAACGCAATGTAGATTGGGTCAAGGTCGCCAGACTCGAGCAAATGTCTGCCAAAGTCCTCAATGGATAGGCGGGGATAGTTTCGCATATTACTTAGCCCCTTTGCGCGCGGTATGCGCCGGCACTGGGTAGGGCTTGCCGGTTTCCGCATTGATAGGAAGCACCAACCGGAACCGTTCTTGGTCGCCGGCAAAGGAACTTTCCACGCCGTAGCCCTTCTGCTTCAAGTCCCAACCGAAAGCAGAGCGCACGGTGGCTTCCGCCCAGTTGGTCGCCTTTTTTAGTTGCTCCATGGTTGCGCCCCCGGTGGTGGACAGCATACAATCGAGCAAGGCGGCTTGCTTTGTACCCTCTTTACAGGCAACCAGTTTTCCACCGACGGGTTTCAAGTGAGTTCCGCGCTTACGGGAGGCAACCGCCACTTCTGCGGCTTTTGCTAACTTTTCGCGGTCAGCGTACACTTTTTCAGCGGCTTTTACGCGGTCGCCGGGCAACATTTCTTTTTTCGCGGGTTTTGGTTCTTTGTGGCTAGCTGAAGCCAAAACGCCCCAAGTGCGGCGGACAGCGTCAGACTTCTTAGCAAAGCGGCTCACTGGTCTGTCTTGTGTCTTTTTACAGGCGTGGTTGTGTAATTCAACCAATTCCGCTCCAGTCATGTCTTCTAACTGTTGCTTGGTGTAGGTGTTGCCAGCGAAGGTGATTTGAGTTGAGCTCATGATTGTATTCTCCATTTCTGTTTGCGGGGTAGGTTGTAGAAAACAACCATGAGAGAATCTTACCCCACAACCCCGCCTAAAGTAAAGTGGTTTTTTATCTTTTCTCGAATTATTTTTTCAATCACACTCCCGTCGCCCAGATACGGGGTCAATGCGGCAGCTCTGCGCGTCTGTTTTTTCTTTCGGGGTCGCCTTCAAAATACCGGAACGCTTGCCGCCGTCACGGAAAGTAGTGCAGCCCTTACCGCCCCCATCATACACAGCGGTGTAAATACCCTTGAAGTCATTCCAAGAAATATCAGAAGGGACATTGCAGGTTTTGCTCACGGCGCTATCCACCCGTTGGGCAGCAGCCAACAACACGCTCACGTGCTCATCAACGCTGACTTGATCAGCCGTTTTACCGTACACCCCGTGCGTACGCACTGCCCAATCATCTATCACATCCGTTTGTGGACCATTGAAGTCAGTCACTGTGCGAGAAAAACTGTGGGCAAATACCGGCTCAATACCACTGGAAATGTTATCTGCGCAAAGGCTAATAGTCCCCGTGGGGGCGATTGAGGTCAGGTGGCTGTTACGAATACCGTGGCGCTTGATCATGTCCTGCGTTTCGGGGGACAGAGTTTGGATGAAACTGCCAGCCTGATATTTATCGGCGTCATACATCTTGAAGCTGCCTTTCTCTTCTGCCAAGGCGGCAGACGCTTGATAGCACTGATTCACTATCAACTCGAGAACTCGAGACTCAAATGCAAGGAACTCGCTTGATCCGTACGGCAAGCCCAAACATTCAGCTGTGTTAGCCAATCCGGTAATGCCCAAACCCATGCGGCGCTTGCTAGTCGCCTCCAACTGCTGAGCAACCAACGGGTAACGCGCACGATCAACCACATTATCCATGGCGCGCACGACGGGGGGAATGTCTGCGGTCAGCTGGACAAAGTCAAAACTGAACGCGCCGCTTGAATCTTTCTGGAGGTACTTGGTCAGGTTGAAAGAACCCAACAAGCAAGCGCCGTCTGGCGGCAGCGGTTGCTCCCCGCAGGGGTTTGTGGCGGCTATTGTCTCGCAATACCAAAGGTTGTTCATGCGGTTTATAGTATCAACATACAACACGCCGGGTTCAGCCCAATCCCAAGTAGCGCGCATGATACTTTCCCAAAGGGCGACGGGGTCAACCTCTCTGTACATGCGACCATCAAAAGTCAGAGGGAAAGGCTTGCCGCTATACAAACATTCCATGAATTTGTCGGTGACGGCTACTGATACATTGAAGCCGGTCAGGTTGAGGGTGGATTGTAAGGCGTGAACCAACTGCCCTTTGCGCACATCAGATTCTTCTAAATCAGCAACCAAATCCCAAAGCGGTTGAACATCTAAGGTGGGTTGTTTCGCGTGGATAAACGCCTCAATGTCCGGGTGATCAACTCGCAACACCCCCATTTGCGCACCCCTGCGGTGTCCGCTGGAAGCCACGCAAGTACAAATCGCGTCAAATACCCTCATGAAGCTAATTGGACCACTGCTGTTTGAATCTAGCTTTCGTATCAAATCCCCTCGAGGGCGCAGCGTGCTGAAGTCATAACCAATACCGCCCCCCATGCGCATAGTTGCCGCTGCGCGGGTAGCTATGGCCATTATGGAGTTCGCCCCGTCAACAAAACTATCCTGAAGTGTGCCGGAAACATAGCAGTTGTAAGGGGTTGTTTGGCGAGGGGAACCCATCGCGCTCTGTATCCGCCCCGCCGGTAAAAAGCGCATGTCCAACAAAATGTCGCGGAATACATGGAAGTGTTCATCAGAATCTTTCAGGGCACAGGCTACGCGGTTCATCCCTTCGCGGAATGACTCGCCCTCCCCGCGATATTTTTTTGCGTGTAATTCTTGGCTGTAGGGCAACATTGGACCAATATGCATTTGTATAACTCCTTACATTTGAATGATGTTTATTTTCTCGGATGCTCTTGTGATAGCGGTATACAACCAATTTTTGCGGTCATCTCTATACCACTCATCAAAGAGCGTAACATTTGGCCATTGGGAACCTTGTGACTTGTGTACCGTCAGGGCGTAACCGTAGTCAAAACACTCAGCCTCCTTCATCGTCCAGGGGCTGGGGGTAGACCCGTTAAAATACTCGGGATGCGCGCAAACATCTAGTGATTCCCCGCCCTCCCCTTCGGGTTTTATTTTCAGCGCAAGGAATGAACCTGTGTCCCCTCCCTCCGCATTCTCACAAGACAACCAAGATTGTCCGTTGAGTAGTCCAACTTGGTGGTTATTGCGCAGGCACACCAACTTGTCCCCTGCTAATGGGTAGGGGGACTTGCTGCGCCCAACCAACTCCCGATACCGGGCGTTGCTTACTGCGCGGGTAGCGTTCTTGCCCACCAATAGTTGGTCGCCGCCCAACACAAACTCAGCAACAGCTTCCTTGCTGCAATCTCCAATGCGATGTACTGAACTGTCCCCGTACTTCCCTGGTTGTAATCTGCCTCCCTCCCGCACAACAGACGCTAGCTGAATGATGGGGTTGTCCCTAGCTTGTCGGTGTATCTCAGTCAGCATGAAGTCGGGCTTGCCTGTGAAGAAGGGCTTGCCCCCGACGGGCGCAAGTTGTCCGGGGTCACCTAGTGCGAGAATTGGACAACCAAAGCTCAACAAGTCAGACATCATTTGCTCATTGATCATCGAATACTCATCCACCACCAACAACGCCGCACCCAACAGAGGGCTGTCTGTGTTCAGCTGCCAATTTGGGCGGGACAAGTTCTGTAGCTCCAACTCCAACGCCCGTTGTACTTTAGCAATTAAGTTTTCGGGTAAGGGGTCATGGCGTTTGAGCTGCGCCAGTTCAGCCTCGAGTTCCCGCAACCGTATTTTGCTGCGTTCCTTGGGCTGATAAATCAGCTTGTGTATAGTGCTAACATTCTCACAACCCGCCTTCATCAGCACGTGCGCGGCTTTCCCCGTATAAGCAGCAAAATACACCCGCCCAGACAAACCGGCGGCGAGGTGGCGCGCCAGCGTTGTCTTTCCCGTACCTGCCCACCCGCCTAATGAAAAGAAGGGTTGTGGTTTAGACTTTAACCAAGCGCCCACTCTGTCAATCGCGGTCAACTGTTGCCCGACAAACATCACTTCAACCCTTTCGGGTCTAGCGTAGTCTCTCTGCCGCCTGGGAGGGCGTACACAATAAAGTCTCGGGGGGTTCGCTTAACATAGTGGCGGTTTTTTGAGTTTTTTCGTTTCGTCAGCACTGCAGGCATCGCCAGCTTGAGCCGCTTATCGAACAAATGCGGAATGTTGCCGTCAGCGGTTTCTGTGAATAGTCTTGAGGTGGTAGCTTCCACGCTTCTGCTCCTTTTCTAGTTTATTGGCGGGGAGGCGTTTCACCTCCCCTGTCGGCTGTTGTAGCTAGACCTTCCTGCAACGGGGTGTCTTGCTATTGGTCGCCGCACCCACTCCCCTATCAGAACTTGGCGTTGCCGGTGCTGGCGCGTCCGCTCGCATCGCCACCCAAATCATCATCCAAGCCCGCAGCGTCAACCATGGAGTCGTGGTTAGGTTTTGCGATACCTTGTTGAACCGCGTTCATGCAGTCCAGAGCAGCCAAGAACAACATATCATCCGTAGCGAGGCGGCTGCTAGCAGCGTCCGCACCCTCGAAACTGATGGTGTCCCAGTTAGCGAAAGAACCCTTGGTGTTCTTTTCAGTGACTGTCTTCAAGCGGTACTTGTGGGCAAACAACGGCGCAGGGATGCGTCGCCCGTCGGGCAGAGCAATCTGAATGCTGCGGGCTTTTGTCATCCACTGCTTGTACTTCTTGATTTTGGTGCTGGTGAAAGCAATAACCGCAGCCATCGGGCTGCCGTCCGCTTGTACCTGCACGCCGTAAACATAGAATGTCTCAACCAACTCATTACCGTTGGACATCTTGAGAGCACCATACGCATCACCGGCAGCAGCCAAGGTTTCCTTCACCACCGGGTCATTTACTTCATGAACCGCAACAAAACCGCCGCCAGTTGAAAGTGGCTTCCATTCAACAAACTTGTGCTCAGTAAGGGCTGGAACAAACACCACGCCGTCTTCAAACACCTCGCCAGTAACAGTGTTGATCAACATGCCCTGGTGAAAGGTTTTTGGGTCTTCTTGAACCTTCTTGGACAAGCCTTGCAGCATATGTAAGAAGGGCAGGGCATAATCATCAGCGGTTTGGTTTTCAAAACCAGAACCCGCATATTGATCATAGCCTGCGAGGGATACTGCGGTTGATTGCTTTTCAGCTACTTCTGTTGTTGATGATTTCATAGTAAATACCTCATTGCTTTGCGGCAGCCTTTTATGTCCCCGCCGCACGACGCACCGTTGCCCCGGCTGGCCCACACTTAACTTGGTGGCAGTATTAGGAAAGCCCCCGCTGTGCTAGGTGTCCCGTCTTTAGCAACGAGTGCAGCCACCAAAGCGCCTAACACAACACGGGCTTATTTTGTTGTAATTTTCGCCTCTCGTTGGCGGAAAATACCAAAAAGCTCTTGGGGAACTTCCTCACCTTTCTCCAGTTTTTCCTTCGCCCAAGCGGAAAGGGTGCTGGCGTGCACAGACACATTGTCTTCAGGATGGAGGTCACGGGCTAATAGTTCAGCGTAAAGTTGGGCGGCACTGTCGTCTTCACCCTTACCGAAAGCCACTACCACATTGCGCTTGATCATGCTTTCGTGCCCGTGGGCACGCAGCCAGCGGAATGCGTCAACTTGCATAGCTTTCGGAATACTTGCGCGGATGGTTTCTTTGATGCGGATTATCAAGCCACTGCGGGTCTTGAATTCAGTCATGCCGCAAGCATCCATCGCCTCGGGCAGCTGCGTTTCTGCTATTAGCTTCAAGGCTTCCTTCGCCTTAGTCAACGCCAGCTCTGCCTCAGCTACTGCTTGCTCTGCCTCAGCTTGCGCCTCAGCCAGCTGCTGTATTTGTGCCAATTCGCCCTGGCTGGTGGGGGCTACAAAATCAAGATATTCATTGCCAGACATAATCTGTACTCCATTTCTGTGTTAAGGTTCCGCTAGGTTAGGAACCTCTGAGCGATAAGTAAAGCAGTTTTTATTGTAGGTCTACTATTTGCACGCAAATATATTTTGACTCCTTGCCTGACCACTGTAGTAGTTTCACCCTTCCTTTGTTGGCTGCGGCAGCAATCGCCACGCTCATACCAATCAACACGGGGTTCCCAATCAACAACAAATAATCGTCATCAGAAAAGTCAGACAACGCCGCACGTATGTCGGGCAGCACCAACGCAGGCTTGAAGGGGCTTGCCGTAGGCGATAGCACCTCATGCAAATCCCCGTACTGCTTCGCTGACCCCACATCATACTTGGGCACAAACTCCTTTTGCTCAGCAGACCAACGGTGCTGATTTTGAATAACAAATACTCTGGGGCTTTTCATATCCACTCCCGTAGGTTATCGCCTTGAATCAATGCGGCAATCTGTTGTTTATTCCGCAAAGCCTCCACAATTTTGGAGTCTACTGTATCCTCAGCCACTAGGTCTATATACAAGGTGCTCTCATTCTGCCCAATGCGGTGGTTTCGGTCTTCGCTTTGAAGTCTGTCAATCAGCTTGAAGCTGTTGCTGTAGTACACAGTCAAGGTGGCAGCGTGAAGCGTCAACCCTGCAGAACCGGCGGACGGATTGCCCACGAAAACCTTTGCCTGCTGCTCCGGCGGTATTGCCTCCTTGCCCACTACCTGTCCCCGGTTGTCGTAGGCGGTGCGTTCTCCCTGTAGCCGTGCCTTAGCCTCAGCCCGCTCATCGTCGCTGGCTCTGCCGTCATAGCGGACAGCAGAAATGCCGGCGGCAGCACAAGCCCCCATTATCTGGTCAATGTCGTGGGTAAACCTAGCCCAGACGATCAACTTACCCTCGTGCTCTGAAATTATCTCCATCAGCAGCTCAAGTCTGCGGTTCACCCCCGGCAGCATAACATTGGGCTCATCGCCCCCCTCGGGGTTGGGTAAATACCCGCAAGCTATCTGCTGAAGGCGCAACAGCTTAGTCATAGCCTCCAGCGCGAACACGCCCAACTCGCCGTCGGGTTCCGGCTCCTGTTGGGTGCAATCCCCACAAGGGTATAAGTACCCGTCAAACTCCACCTCACGCTTGCCGGCGCAAGTAAGGCAAGCACCTGCCGGTTCAAGGGGCGGTACTTCTGCGGGGGGCTGTCCCGAGGATAACCAAACCACGCACTCATCCCGCATTTGCGCATACAACCGCGCTTGCTCAGGAGACATCGCAAAATACCGCTTTTGGTAGCTCTTGGGCAAGAGGTCTAGCACCTTGTCTTTCGTGACCCGTGAAGATATAGGGGCAAGCATATCAACCAGCTGGTCTAGTCGCCGGTATGCCACCAGCACATCATAGTCCCTACCCGACGATGAGTTGAAGCCTTTTTTCCAAATTCCAAAATGCTGCTTGTACTCCGTGAAGGTTCCGAGTCCGTGCTGCTTCCAAAAGTCCCCTTCCAAAAAACGCAACTGACTGAAGGCGTCAAATGGACCATTCGCAATAGGGGTTCCCGTTAGAATGCGGCGGTAGTCTGAAAACTTCGCAGACTTCAATATGGTCTTAGTTCTTGCCGCGTCTGGCGTTTTTATCTTGTGTGATTCATCGAGCACATAAAGTATTCTGCGGGCGTTCATGAAATCAATAACCGCTTGCTTGCCCAGCTTAGTGACGAATGCGTCATATGATATAGCGAACCAGGACAGCCCGGCGGCTTGTATCGCGCGTTGCACTGCTTGCTTATGCTGCTTTGTATCGGCTTTGGGAGCCTGGAAGAAGAACCCGCTGGAGCGGGGGGCGACTGAATCCCAGAGGTGAGTGGGTATCTCGTCATCAATCCAGTTGCGGTGAACCCCGTTGGGGGCGACTAGCAGCACGCCGTCTATTTTGCCCGCCCGGAATAGCTCACACCCCGTATCCACGATGAGCTTTGACTTGCCTGTGCCCTGCTCCCATAGCACCGCACGGGCTACGGTATAGGTATGATTCTCAAACTCATCGAGTTGATGCTTGAAGGGGGTTGTCTTGAAGTCGGGTTTCACTGTCTTGTGCTCCATTTCTACTTCAGCGCATTTTACCTGACGGGGGGAGGAGGCGCTACCCCCCGTCGGGTTTTTAAGATAACGCAGATGTTTACTTTTAGCGATCACCTAAAAGTAAACATCTCAATATCCGGTAAGTCCTTGTTTTTATTATATATATATATATAAATATATATATATATTTAAGAAGACGCACATTTCATCGCCTTTCTGGGTGCATTTCGGAAAGTGCCGCTTTCCGTTCTGTCTACCGATTTACGACAAAAATCTGCGTAACCTTCAGTACACCTTAAAAAGTAAACCACAAAAACCTTGTCCCCGCTGGGCTTTCGCGCAAGTTTGAGATGTTTACTTTCGGACTGAAAAGATGCGCGAAAAACGCAAAAAGTCGCGTTGATCTCGTGAAAATTAGATATAAACCGAAACAACCTTATGGTTGGGGTGGAGGTATGCGGTGAATCCAGTCTTGCAGACCAATATAGAGCAAACCCATCAAGCCTAGCAAGAGGGTAGACACTACCGCCCAGAAAGACTTGCTGCGCAAAGACTCCACCGAGGTGCGCCAATCGCGCAAGTGCTTCATGTCCGCTTGTGTTTCTATGGGGTTGGTAGCGTCTAGCCCCAACTGCAACAGCGTTTGCTTAACTGAGTCAGCAACAATTTTCGGTATCTCCTTTTGAAACGCCTCAATCAATTCTTCAACCGAAACTTGCCCCGACATAGCTACCTCCCCCCGTAAAGTTTGTTGGTCTAAGCGTACTGCTTTTGTAGGGTAAATACTACAAAAGTCTGTAGGTAAAATTGAAACTGATGTCGTGGTCGGTTAAGTCTGCCGCAGTCCAAGACAAAAACGCAGCATCGTTGGTAACATCCGCCGACACAACCCCAATATCCCCCGCCAGAGAGGTAGCTACCCCGTAGCAATCAGTGACTGCAGCGAAGGCTGAAGCAATGGGCAGGGGTATGCGAACCTCACACAATCCCGCCGCCGTTGGGTCAACCTTAACCTTGCCCGCTACCGACACGAGGTTGCCGTTGAGCGTTACCAACAGGAGGTAGTCAGCAGTGACCGCTACATTGGTGACCGCAACGGATGTGGGGGTGTAGGTAGTTACCCCGGCAATCATTATCCAATCTGTGCCACCCCAACGGTAGTCAACCTCGTCAGAGAGGACGCGCAAGGGTTGCCCTTCTACCGGCGCAATAAACTGCCACATCAACGCACCAGCGAGGTAGTAGGCAATCTCGTTCTCGTGCCCAGCGAACGCGCCCGTGGCTCCCGAGGACGCTACCAGCACGGTTTTTCCGTCCGCCGGGGAACCCGGCGGGGCTGTTTCAATGCTGTCTACCGCGCCGCGCAGCAAGATGTCAATCATCGCCAACGCCTCGTTGTGGGTGATTTCTTTTTGACTTTGCCCAACGCTGATGAAAGGCATGACAAAATTAACTGAATCAGACATTTGGTAGAACCTCCAAGGATACTGCTAGGGGGAACCCTCTGCCCACGGTGGCAGAGGTTTGGTATATTACTACATGAAGTGTTGTTTGTACTGAACCAAAATCTGTATTTTGGTGTCCGTCATAGTAGAGTATATTGGACACCCCGATGTTGGGCACGATGGTGCGAAGTACCGCCCCCCCGGGGGAATCCAATATATCAACCTCATACCGCTCAGAATACTCATTCAACGGCACATCTACCCCGTCCCGCCAACCGTTGTCAAATCGACTACGGCGCACCCAAGAGACAGAAGTGGCAGAGGTCAATGACCGGCGCGCAGCGGGGTGACAGACGGTGAAGGGCTTGAGGTTAGCGCCGGTATAGGTGAAGGTGTCTTCTGGCACAGACTCAATATCATCCCCAACATCAATGTATTTGTAGACTTTCTCCACATTTAGGGCAGAGGTGGTTGAGAATACCGTTTTGATATTGGTGTCCAACAGTATGAATAACTCATCCACTTCGTGGTCACCAGTGCGCCATTCAGTACCAAATAAGCCGCGCATCAAATGTGATATTGTATAGGTTCCGTCCAGCTCTAATACAGCATCTCTGAACTTCACAATCTCCCAACCAGTATCAGGGGAACC